TAATATTAAAAAAAGCTTTCCAGAGAAATAGTACTGTAAGACTTAAGAATCATCTTTGATTAATGTTTGTACAGGTACTAGTGTGACTATATGACATTCCAACTTCACACAGAACTTTCTTTTTTAAGTTACTTGAAAGAATTCAAGTACTTAGAAAGAACTCCGGTGATACATGAACTGTGGGATATCTTAAAGAATCCCATAGATTAACGTCTCACTGGTTATCAGGTTTTCCTGATAAGTGTTCGAGTGATCAAAGGGTGGCCGTAAGAGGCCTTCCCTTGATCATTCCAGGTCCCTTGAGAAATAGGATGTACGCTAAAGAAAATTTAAATTTCTTCAGATGTACTCTTACTCTCTTGAGTGTTTTCAGAGTTATGGATGCAAATCTTAATCTTAAGATTTCTACCATAACAGCTCCTTTTAGCGGTGCTACCGAGACTCTTCCTTTAGAAGAGATCAGATTAGCGGTTGCTAGATTGAGTCTGAAAGGTTTACCTAAGTTGGGAAGAACTACTTCTTTCGATCCGTTGGAAAGAAAGGGTTTAGTTCTAACAACAACGTCAGGACCTAATGGACCTCTGGCAAGTACTCAGTCTTGAAAAGATGCATATGCATTATTCAGACTGAATCCGTACTTGTTCCATTGTCTATTAGATCTGGCTTGGTTTACCAGCCCATATCTAAGATCTCTCCTTCAAACGGAGATTATCTTTTTATTGAAAAGACTTAACTCTCCAGAAGGGATGTTTGAATCCCTAAAGAGAGAACTTTCCTCTCCTCATCTAAAAGTAGGTAAATTATCTACCAAGATTGAGGCTGCAGGAAAAGTTAGAGTCTTCGCAATGGTTGATATTTGAACTCAATCAATCTTAAAACCAATTCATTTGGCTCTTTTCGAATGATTGAGACATCTACCCATGGATGGAACATTTGATCAACTAGCACCTGTTAAGAGATTTGAATCTCTTAGCGGTAAAGCTAGATTTTCATATGATCTGTCTGCTGCAACTGATAGATTACCTATCAGATTACAGATACAGATAATGGAGGTCCTTTTCGGATCTAAGACGATGGCTTATTTATGAGCCACTGTTTTAGTCTGTAGGGATTACCATTTAACTTTCCAGGGTCAACAGTATACTGTTAAGTATGCTGTTGGTCAACCTATGGGTGCACTTTCTTCATGAGGAATGCTGGCTGTTACACATCATGTAATAGTCCAGATTGCCGCCATGAAGGCAGGATTTAAAGGGTTATTCTCAGACTATGCCTTATTAGGTGATGATATTTGTATCGCTGACCAATCGGTAGCGGAACAATATCTAATCCTAATGGCTAGTCTGGGAGTAGAGATTAATCTATCTAAGAGTCTAGTTTCCCAAACAGGGGTAACTGAGTTTGCTAAAAGATGAGTAGCAGACGGAACTGATGTTTCGCCTACTTCTCCATCTTTAGTAACTAGAATGCTTTCGCATTTAAGTTATCTACCTGTTATGGTTCTAGATCTCTTAAGTAGAGGTGTTACCATCGATAGTCCTGAGAAATTTCTTTCTCAGTCTTCTCCTTTAGGTAAGGACCTTAAGGACAAAATAAAATTTGCCTTAATTCCTTACTTTGGATTAGACTATCTGACATGACTGAAACCATCTCTGGAAATCAGTTCTTTATCAGATGAGGACCTAGCAATGTTATATACTCTAACTGATAGGGTTTTCAATTCCCTATCATTGAGAAATTTCAATGCTAGTAATTCAATGGACAACAAGACAGCATCCGCTGTCTGTTGGAAATTGAATTCGACTGGGATAACAGATAATGACACTCTTGAGTTCTCACCTCTAATGATACCTTCTTGGTTATCATTAGAGAGTGCAATACTTGTGAAGAGAATGAAAATTCCTTCATGTGTATTGGAGAGAGATTGAAGAGAGAATAGGGAAGTTAATTTATTAACTCCCGACGCTTACTTCACATACCTCTTAGAAACTCTGAGTGCTTCTGTTTCCCTAAGCACTACTGTTCCTGACCTCTTTAAAAAAGAAGACAGAACAGTACTTACATCTCTTCAAGATCCTAAAGCTATATATAGCTTTATGGAGCAACTCTTTGAACAAGTTCAAAAGTGAAGTCCAGGAATGTTAGATGCCTCGAAAGAGGTCATATAATCACACCGGATGTCTATCCGAAATATAGGCGGAACCAAATGTCATGCTAAGCATTTGGTTTCCTTTCTTAGATGAAAGGAGTGTGTGTATATTGTCC